GTAGCCGTCGTAAGCCGCTCCGTCCTCGGCAGGGACAAAGGTGATTGACATCTCAGGAAAATCGCCGGGGTTGACGAGGTAGCTGTCGCTCCGGTCGTCCCATTTGAACTCCTGCATCCACGTCAGAAGCTCCCCCTCAGGCGGACGGAATTTGGGATCCATTGCCGAGAGCTGCTCCTTGCCGTCATCAGTTTCACTGTACCCTCCCCACAGATTCGGGTAAGTGTCAGGGTGGAACCCAATTGCCTGACTGTAATATCCGTCAAACTGGCTGTCAGGAAGTGAGGAATACATTTCAATCACCTGCCCTTTGATGTCAACCCAGTACCTTACGACACGGCAGTTGCATTCATGCTCGCCGGGGTACTGGTGCGGCACAGGGTCGGGCAGTACGGTAGAGCAGTTAACGTAATCCGTCCAGTTGCCCGGATGCCCGTCGGGGATGCCGTTGGTGCTGGCTGTCTTTGTTATGGCAATATCATTGAATTTGTACCCGTGATTGTGGTACGGGATAATAATGAGCGGAACCTGAAAACGGTGCAGGTTGTCATAAATACGATCTGAGAAGAGCACCGTCTTCCTGTTGTAATCATGGATCTCCTCGTACCTGTTCTCGTAATCCGTCTCTTCTGAATCGGTATGGATGGTGAACGCCACGTCAAAGACGGGGTATGAGCCGTCGACGATGGCGGAGCTGTGCCCGTGGGCGGTTACCTTGATGTCAGTGCCGGAGCCGTTGCGGTAAAGCTCCACTTTTGTCAGCCTTTCAGGCGGTGTGCACACCTGCCACGGGATGTTGCAGGTCTCTACCGTGTCAGACGGAAGCGCCGCGGGCATGTCCTTGTCGCTGTACGTCGCCGTAAACATTCCGGCAACCCACACGAGAGTCCACTGGCGCATCCGCGTGTCTGACAGCTTTTCGTAATGCGTCATGCTGATGCTGTACTGGTTGAGCACGGAGTCGTTCCACCAGCCGTGGTTGCCCGACGCTTCATCCGGTGTATACAGCGGGCACGTCCCGCTCTCACTGTCTATCGCATTGCAGAGAAGCGGAGCGTCGTCAATTACCATCAGGAAGTCTTTGACGCCCGGTGTTTTGAGCACTCCCTGCGCGCTGAGCCACGGATCCATGATGCCGCTTGCGGTCTCAGGCCGGTTGCTTTTGAACATCTGTGCGCGCGCCTCGTCCCACGGGTTCAGGAAGAACACGCCCCTGCCCCTGTAGATGGTTTTCTCTTCCTTTTTGGCATACGGCGACCTCTTCGCGTTAAGCTGTATCCCCTGCACATCGGGGCTGTTGTACCAGTTTTTATACGGCGCGAGGTTGTAGGTGTAGTTGTTGGAGTCAATCCCCAGCCCGGTAACCTCCTCCTTGATGACGAACTGACCGTTCTCGACATCGCGCGAGTAGGCGACGGTATTCGCTCCGGTGATAATAAGGTCTTTGATCTTCTCGCCCGGATCGTAATATTTGACAAACGACTTCCCGGCAAGGCTTTTGCTCGGAATATTGCCGATGTAGGTCTCCGGGTCATCGAACCAGCCGATGCCGAGGCTGAGCAGCAGAGTCTCATACTTCTTGTTGTTGAGGTAGAAGCTGTGCCTTTCGTTGAGGTAGTCGGGGAAACGCTTCATGTAGCCGAACTGCTGGGGGATCGGTGAGAGGAGCTTCGCCTTGTTCGCCTGAATGTTCGGATCGTAGATTGACGAGCCTGCGTTCTGGTCGTTGGCTTTCTGCTTTTTCTTCATCCTCGACATCATAACGGCGGCGGCCACGGCGACAGCGACGGCGATAATCGCCATTATGATGAACGAGACGCCGTAATCGCAGGGCTGGAGGTGGATCGTGAGCCTTCTGTGACCTGCCAGCATCGAGTGCCTGTCGGCAGGCGCGCCGTCAAGCTCAAAGGTGAGCGGCAGATCCTTCTTCATGTCCGGCGCGCACTCGGCAAGGAGGTCGGCGATGGTCATCAGTGCCGGAGGCGTAAATGTCGACAATCATAGTAACTCCTCAGCCTGGAACCAGGCTTTGTGCCACGGCAGGCTGTCGGCAAGCTGGCACCCGAAGCGGCTGTCGTGTAAAAATTTCCCGTGGATGTAAATGCCGGAGTGGAAGATTCCCATGCCCGACACAAGCCCGAAGATGCAGATGTCCTGCGGCTCCGCAATCTGCCGGATGTGCGCAAGCTCCGGAGGTGTGTTGAGAGCCTCCTGTTTGCTCAGCGACAGGAACGCCGGAAACTCAATCCCGAAACGCTCATGGTAGAACCAACAGCAGAACCCCCAGCAGTCGAGGTACGGGAACTCCCTGCCACCGAGCCTGTACCGCACATGCGTCAGCGCGAAGTTGATGAGGTCAGTCTCAGAGATTGTTTGCATATTTGAGCCCCGGCGCAATCTGCGCGGTGTACATGATGGCAGGGTACTTGCTGTTGATGAGGTCGCCGAAGGAGCAGGAGAAGGCGGTCTCGTCCTTTCCCACCTCCACGGACTCAACGTACAGCGTCAGCGACGAGAGCAGCTCGCCGAGGTTCTTGCCTTTCTCCGCGGGGCGATCCCACTGCTCAAGCGTGATGAATACCGGATAGCGGCTTTTGGCGTAGTAGTCACAGAGGCTCATTATCGCCTGAGAGTTGTTCTGAATCGAGATGCTAAGGCTCACGTTGCCGTCATTCGACGCCTTCGGCATGGAGAGCGAGAACACGCAGGGAATGTAGCGCGAGTCGTTGTCCGCCATGTCGAGGGCGTTAGCGAGGATAAGGCGGAACTGCAATTCGTCCTTGTTCTGCCAGCACTCCTGAACCTGCGATTCGATGAGCGATGACGCCGAGTCAGCGACAAAGGCGGCCTTCGCCTTGTCGGAGTATCCGAGCGCGCGCAGGTCGTCAGCGGACGCCTTCTGATGGTTCGTAAAGGTCAGGGTAATGACCGGAAGATAATCGCCGGTCGCGTTCAGCACATCAAGCTTCACAGGTAGTCCTCCGAATGGATTTTCATGGTAACGTTCCACCATGTGTCCTGCGCATCGCGGTGGTGCAGGGCGGCGGACATGCCGGTCAGCACCCCGCACTGCTTCGGCAGGGCGATGAGCGACGAGAAGTCGAAGGTGAAAGGCAGAGTGCCCTCGCCGAGGTCTGAGATGTACCAGCCGATGAGCCGGAGGTAGTCCGCGGAGTTGAGCAGGAATTTGAGTGAGATGTCGCGGCAGTCGGCCGAGTTCTGCACCTCGCGGTACAGTCCGCCCTCAGTTGCGACAGGCTTCTCCGAGACTGAGAAGGACTGCTGGAGCGGGTAAATCCCGGCAGGGAATGCCTTGACGCCGTGAAAAGCGTTGAGCAGAGGACTGCACCACAGGCACGCGAGCTTCATCGAGACGTTCCACCAGTCGCCCTGCGGAGTCCTCATTTTGAGCGTCTTCGACATCTCGCCGGTCAGCCCCTGGTACACCAGCTGACCGCAGTCGTCCGGCAGGAAGTGGAGCGTGTCGTTCCATGTCGCCGAGAAGGGACTGAGGATCCCGAAGGTATCGAGGTACCTGAGCTGGTTGAAGCGGTAGACTTTGTCGGCCTCGTCCCACCTGCACACCTCCACAGTCCTGCCGAAGCGGTCGGTGAGCGATGAGACATAATCGCTCTGGACATTCGAGCCGATGAGAAACTTTGCGGTTATCTGCACCGGCGCGCCTGATGTCACCAGCCGGTTGCGGTACCTGCCGGAGTAGAACTTCGACACAATCTGATTCGGTTTGAAGTCGACTGTGAAGCCGCTCTGAAGCGGAGTCAGCACGAACCTCGGGAACGAGAATCTGAATTTCATGCGCCTACCCTCTTTGTGCCGTAATAACGCTCAAGCGCGCCGCTCATTTTGCCCCCGTTCCGGATCTGCGAGACGAACAGGTTGATGATGTGCTCATCCTCGGTCTCGGTCTCCTCGGTCTGCCCGGCGCGCTCGCTGTTCTCGATGAGGTTGACTGTCGTCTGAGGCCTCTGGGCGTTCCTCATCATGTCGGCAGTCTGCACTCTCGACTGCACCGAGACGCCTGTCGTGCCGCCGGAAATCAGCTCCGCGCCGCGCTCGCCGACAATGCCGAGCTCTCCCGGCTTGATGACGCCTCCGGTGTCGTGCATTGAGACGCTCATGACCTGCGAGATGATGCCGGCCGTCATGGCGACGGCGGCGGCGTAGTTCGCAAGCGCGTCGTACCATGTCGCCGAAGTGCCCAAAGCTTTTGCCCATGCCGCGTAGCAGTTGAGCATCGCGGAGGCTACAGCGAAGGACTTTTGGATCGCGAACGCCGCGCGCGCGTCTCCGCCGGTTGCCGTGATGGCGTCGCCGATGTTGCCGAATGCCGAAGCGATCCCGTTGAGCATGGTCTCGTAGCCCTGAAGCTCCTTTGAGTCAATGCCGAGCATCTGCCCGAGCGAGGAGAACTTGTCCTTCGCGTCTCCGCCCTTCGCAGCCTTGCTCTTCACCTGCCCCTTCTCGTCGAAGAGGTACTGGTCTTTCAGAGCCTGCTTCGCCTTCTGGAACTCGTCCTCGAGGATCAGCTTCTCGTCGTACTCCTTCTGAAGCTCCTCGAGCTCCTTCGTGTACGCGAGCTGCGCCTGCTCCTGCTCAGTGCCGTAGGCGTTGATGAGGTTCTCATGAGCTTTTGTGCGGAGTGCCTCAATCTCGGCGTTCTTGTTCTCCTCAAGGAGCACCTCAAGGGCGTTGCGCTTCTCCGCCGACACGGTCTTGAGCGCGTCAAGCTCGTCCTGCTTTGCCTGATACCGCGCGGCAATCTGCTCCACATCGGAGAGCTGCTTCTGCTTCGCTGCGGTCTCGGCCTTGAGCATAGCCTCGTACTTCTTCAGCTCAGTGTCCGCCGCCGATGTGCCGGAGGACTTCGACGATGACGACGCGGCGGCAGGCGCGAGCATGGAGGAGCGCGACGATTTGCCGGAAATCCTCGCCGCCTCAGCCTCGGCTGACCGTGCTTTCTTCTTCGCCTCGTCAACCTTCGCGAAGTACGCCATCGCCGCCTGCTGGCCTTTCTCCCATGCGCCGGAGGTTGCCGCCTCGAGAGACATGCCCGTCGCCGCCGCGGATTTTTTGACGTCCGAGAAAACTGCCTTCATGACGGTTCCGGTCTGCATTGCCTCCATCTCGGGCACCGTGGTCATGCTCGAGAGAGTCTCTTTCACGCCGTCAAAATCAAGAGATTTGACAGCGGAGCCGAGCTCCACCAGCTTGTGGGCGGTACTGCCAATGCGGTCTCCGAGGTAGCCGAAGAGTGTTACCGCGTCATGGACGACAGCGCGCACAAGGGCGATGAAGCCGCCTACCGACTTGCCGACAGCATCAAAGACGCCGATGGCAGTTGCCTCGAAGTTGGTCAGCACCTCATTGATTATGGTAAAGCCCGCAACCGCGCCGCCCGCGAGCTCATCGAAGGCTGAGAGTGCAGTGGAGGTGTCCTCCTCAACCGCGCCGAAGCAGTCCTCAGACGCCGAAGAAACCTCTGCCGTCCAATTCTGGAACATGACGGTGAAGGTGTTGACTGTCTCGCGGAGGGTGACAAAAATGCCATTGTTCTTGTCGAGGGCGTCGTTCAGCGAATTGATTGCCGAGATGATGGCGGAGCCGAAGGCGCCGTCAGTCGAGAGGAAGGAGGCCGAGAGCTCGGCGAACGTGCCCTTCAGCTGGTCAAGCGCGGTTGAGATGTTCTGCGTCTGGTTCTGGAAGTCGGCGAACTTCGCGTTG